TTCACAACTATGCAAAATCAAACAAATGCCCGTGCCGCTTCTGCAGGCGGCATAGGGACAGAGGGTCACTCCCCTCGCAAGGAGCAGTCTGATGCTGCTCCAATTATGGAAGAAGTCTCCACACCTCCGCCACCGAACAACAATAATGTTCCGGTGGTGGTTGCTGCGAAGACCAGAAGCCGTAATGTCAAGAAGGCCAAGGAGCCTCAAACCAAGCCTGCTAAGGCTGGTGGAAACGCTCCGAAGGCGCCTCAGCCCAAGAAGTCGAAACCGAAGGAGGTAGACAAGCCAGTTGACTCTGGCAAGGCTGGAGAGAAACCGAAGAATGAGACGACGAAGGTCGTAGCCGCACCGCATGCGAAACCCAAGAGAAACAAAGTCCGTGTTAACGTCGACGTTGTTATCGAGGAAGGCAATGCTATGGTTGCTGAAGTGCTAGAGGACTTTCATTTGTTCGAGTTCGTTGAAACCAAAACTGCGCGCGCCGACCATCCACATATGGCATCGCGAATGGCTCGGTTTGGTGTACAAGCATCCATGCAGCAACTTTTGCCGCCAAAGCTCAAGGTTTTAGAAATCCAGGGCGTTGTTCGGATAGGGTCTATGAATTCTATTTGTCGCAAGGAGGTCACCTATCTGGATACAGATGATCTTTTAAATTGCTGTCCACCGCAGTGTGAGCACGACGATCAGTTGTCAAAAGGAGTCTATGGGGCTGTTATTGCCCTTGACGTTCCTCTGGCACCGTCCGATGTTGCATACTATCTCTCCAAGCCTGGTGTCAAAGCCGTCTTTCTCGCCCTGCATACATACAATGTTATGTCGGGTCGTGTTTTAGACCAGACTGTGACATGGAAAGCCGCCGACAAGCCTCTAGAGGGCTCAGTTGGTGAGTTCGCCATTGACACGGTTGGACGTGGCCCTCATGTTGAGGGCGACCACGCGTGGCTTCAACTCGAATTGGGTGTTAACGGCGTCAAGGCCGAACTTCAAAGACATTACAACAATTCGCGCTATAACGTATATAAAATCACCAAGACTAAGCTCGTTAGTGGGCCTTTTCAGGTGAATGCCTCTGCTTTGCTTAATCAGCATCAGACCAGAGGTTGGTTTAGCGTGGGTAATGCAGATTTTTACAAGCTGTCTAACGAAATGTTAATAGCTAAGTTTGAATATAACCAACCCTATGTGGTGGCCATTCAGCCGTCAGAGCTCATTACCTTGTTGCCATTGGTGCAAGGTCGGTCTGATAGTGAATATGATGTGGGCCGCGCGGCACGATTAAGCTCTCTAAAAGGAGTTTGTTCGGACCCCGCTGCTGCTGATTTTCTTGCTCGATTTTTGGCTACTACGCAGGAGGAGCAGTCTCTTCCAGCCCAGTATAGATCTTATTCTCCTGGCTGGTTCTCGTGGCTCGGGCCGAACTTGCGTGACATGCGCAGTCGGTTCGCTGCTCTGAGAGATGGGACTGCAGGATGGTGGGAGAAGGCGCATTATGGACCGGTCTACGGCCTGATGTCTTTGATAAGCTATATTGTAATGTGTTTGCCGTGGCCTAGCTACGACTATAAGCATGTTGTGGCCTATCGCTTGCCTTTTCGTCTCCCCACCTTCTTGGGCGGCGATTTCAATCCAAATCTGTTTGACCCCTGGTCGTGGCACAACCTTCAGCTTCCGTTCTATGCGGACTGGACTGTTGTGTGGTCGTTAACCTACTCTTGGTTGTCGGCAGTGCCACGTGGTCTTCTCTTCTTCTTTGCCACGCTGTGCTTTGTACGGTCGGCCAATGGCCAACTGTCGCCAGCGGAAGTTCCTGCCCAGTACCCATGGATGCTGTGCAGCATGCTCATTGTTATCGCTGTTGTCGTTTATGTTCGACGTGCCCGCCGGAGCCGTCAATGTAACATTTATGAACAGCGTAAGGCGAACGAGTTCGCCTTGATCGAGTATGAAGGGCCCTTGCCCTTGAATGAGGTCCACAGTTTCGGGCTGCCGGGTTATATTAATAGCCAGGTGGTACCGGATATTGCAGAAGATTGTACGGTGCGTGTCGTCACGACCCTGGGCTATAAGCCTCGCACCTCTACGCAGAACATGCTTTTCGCATCTGGTCTGACGTTTTCTACTATTGTTCCACATGTGGCCGCGAGATGTCAAAGCAACTCGCTCATGGCCGTGTGTGCTCGCCAACTCATGGTTGTTCCCGAGGTCGACCTTAAGTATGGCGGGGTGTTTGCTGGCTATGCTCGTAAGCACTTGGATATGATTGAAACGTTGTTTCATTTTAAGCTACGTTTTGTGGAAGAACAAGTCTTTGCCGTCTCCACCTTTGATGAGTGGGTAGCCCGTTATGGCGGCGCTGCTCGCAAAGTCTTGGAGGAGGCTAGAGCCAACATCAAGGTGGGCATAATGCCAACCGATTACGAATTATTCAAGATTGTTGCATTCATGAAGGTCGAGAAGATTTTCAAAGATGAAGAATATCCCCCGAGAAACATCAGTGGGCCCTCCGCGGCCTACAAGGTTACTTTTGGGCCATTTATCTACTCTTTGACGCGTCTCTACAAGGCTTTAATGGATGGCACTCAGACTAGTAGTCATCGGTATTTTGCCTCAGGTGCCAGCTCTGAAGATTTGGGCCGGTGGTTCGATGGTGCGCTTAGCGCGCCTGATGCCATTGCGGTCATGGGAGATGATCAACTTTTGACCATGCTGCTAGACTCAGTGCTTTATTTCATCGAAGTTGATGGGAAAAGACACGACGCGCACATGCACGGTGGATTTCGCGAACACAAGTTTGAGGTGTACGAAATGCTATTGTCCATGTTGCTCAAGTTCGGCGGCCCAGTTGATTCCATCGAGGTTCATCCTGGTTATAATAACCTTGGTGCTTTGCTGGCCAGACTCAAGTCTGGTCAAAAATCCACCCAGGGTAAGACCAATGATGAGATTAGATATTCTCACGTGAATCGCGTTTGTTCGGGCTGGGCTGATACCAGTTTCGGCAACTCCGTCAGTACTGACCTTTGTGGTTATGCTGTCAAGGAGTCGGCCATCGAGTATTACAATCTTGTTGGCACCATGGACGGTGCTGGCGAATATATATCAAAAACTCTTCGTGACATGGGGTATGAGATCAAGATCAAAATTTCGACTGATCCTGCTGACGTTACTTTCCTTAGTGGATTGTTCGTTCCAGTGGATGGACAGACGTGGTGGATCCCGAAGCCAGGCCGGCTCATCGCAGGCATTGGCTGGACTACCACGCGTCCCACTAAAAAGACGAAATGGCGCCACCTGGCAGCAACTATTAACGGATTCGGAATGTACCGGTTCGTTCCCTTTTTGCGTGTCTATTGTGGCAAGGTCATGAGCTTGATCCCAGAGGAATACCGGTGCGTCACCATTGACGATTTACACCCTGACGAGATGAAAGGACTTAAACATACGGTCCAAACTCAAATGGGCGGTGCGCACCGGCGGCTGAAGTTTCCTTTACTTCCTTCAGCTAGTACCTGGGAGTTTTTTGATGCCCGCTATCATCTTTCGCAGGAGGATGAGAAGCGGTTCACAATTTGTCTGGACAAGGCCGATTGCTTGCCCTTCATGGTTGATAGTTACGCCATGAAGATCTTGGCAAGTGTCGACTTGTAAGTTCTGGACTTATGGAGGTTGGGTTGGGAAATTGCACTGGGGAAATAATAAGTGCAGGCCTTCTGTTTGGAAGGCATCCGGTTATACAAAAATATTTTACTAACATGAGTATGAATAGCAAACCTACGGCCACGTCGGGCATTCAGTTGCCCGGCAGACCAAAGGGTATGCCAAAGAAAGAGTATAAGAAATTTCTTGATTTTGCCATTAGTACGACACAGTACAATTCTGGGACTCAGCAGTATGGGGCTGGGCAGAAAATGGGCAAATCGAGAACCGCTGAACCGAAAATGCGTCGGAAACGCGCCGCCAGGACCGGCCCTCGGGCTGGAGGACTCCTGGAGGAGCGTGAGGTCGTGATGCAGGTTAATGGAAGCACGTCGTTTGAGGTGACCGCTATCACAATACAGCCTGGCCTGGCTGAGTTTCTCCCCTGGGGATCGAAGCCGGCTAGTCAGTATGAGAGATATGTCATCGAAGACTTGCGCTTCATTTTCGTGCCGGAGGTGTCTCAATACAATGCCGATGGGGCCAAGGGCCGCATTTGCCTCGCATGTGATTATGATGCTGCTGAGGGTCCGCCCGAGAGCATGGCTAAAATGGAATCCTACGATCCGCATTCCTCGGGAATGGCTTACGGAGAGTTGGACCTTCATTTGGATGCCAAGCGTCTAACACCTGTCGAAGGCAAGTTCATTAGAAACGGCTTGGTTGCAGGAGACATCAAAACGTACGATGCTGGAGTTTTCTATTTTGCTGCTGCAGGTACCGCGACTGCTGGACTCATCGGTGAGATTCACGTTGTGTACAAGATTAGGCCACTCAATCCACGACTTCAAGAGCTTTCACTCGCTCCGTGCCGCAGGGCATGGCAGGCAATTGGAACTGTTGATGTTGCTGGCTTGGGTGTGTCGACTACTTGGCTGAACCCAGCGTGGAGCACCAATTTGAGCGATGCTTTCGATTTTACTTGCTTGCCGGTCGTCATTAATGGCTTCTGGCTCACGCTTCCGCGTGGCAATTACCGCGTTAGTTTTGCGACAGTAATTACTTATACGGGAACCGAGATCAATGGTGGGTCATCGATAGATGTATCCGAGGATGTTGGCGGCTACGACAACAGACCTTTCTCTGCAATCTTCAGTGGGACTTTGATACAGAAACTGATTCCCGTTCGCCACTCGGCTTTTGTTCGAGTGGTGGGCGAGACCGGCAATGTGGCTCTCAAAATCTACACTGACGCGCTGACTGCGGCCTCTACCTGGGGTTTCGATGCTAGTCAAAGCTTCGTGCAGGTAGAATTTCTTGCGTAACCAAATA